TTTTAATCACTTCTCCAGCCATCTATAACTCCACTCCTTTTGCGAATCGCATCGCGTAATGAAAAATTTGTGTATCCTCTTCATATAAATCAGCAACCGCATAGCGTGAAAAATCAATACTTTTCATGATTTCATTCACTTTTTTATGGATTGCTGTTGTACTACCTTTTGACCAAATATCGATTTGAAATGTGATTTCACTTTCACTTTCTTCATTATCCGAAAATCCATCTGGTCTATTGTCTAGTTCAAAAAACGTAATACGCGGAAACTCTTCAGCATGTTTAGCTTTACGATAATAAACACGTCTTCCACCTAATAAGGAAACAAGCTCCTGATTATTTTCAAGAGCTTGCACAATTTCGGGGCGCAAATTCATCATACATTCAACCTCATTTCATTCTTCAAGATGTCTGTCATAGCACGAATTGCCGCTTCTTTTGAAGAATGAAATCCTGGTTCTATAAATGGCTCTGCTGGCATTTTAGATGTTCCCCATTCTAAGAATTTCCCATAAAAGAATGGAGAACGATCTGCTTTATCTATCCCGATTTTAATCGTTTTTATGCCGCCTTCCATTTTAGCTTTTGTAACTCGTATATGATCAGCCAAATGTTGTCCTGTTCGCCACGGTTCACTTTTTGTTGCTTTTTTAGGGCTATCACTCCTTGGGGCTATTTCAGATATAGCTTTTCGAATAGGCTCGCCACCTGCTGCAAGGGCTTTATCTTCCATCTTTTCTCCACGTAAACCCATTTGCTCTAATTCAGATATCAGGCGATCAAAACCTAAAAAATCAACACCATCAGCCATTCATTCCACCACGCTTCCACATGATTGATAAAGTGTGTTTTTCAGTTGGAATAACTGAAACAATGTCATACATTACGTTCTTATATTTAATCTTCATATCAGCATTCACATCAGCACGATATCGGATTTCTGTTTCACCTTGAATTTCGCTATTTGCTGCCGCTGCTTCAAAATATTTTCTTCCCTTTAAAAAAATAAAAGAGCCCCATACAGTAAAGAAATCCTTGTAACCTTCTATTGGATCACCGTCCGGGCTCTTTGCTTCCTCGTCTTTCACTTGAAATGTAAGACGTTTATCTAATTTACCTGGATTCACTTGCATCACCACCACAATATTGCAACTGAACTAATATCGACTGCAAACTAAATGCCAATTGTTCAGCTTTTCCAACCGCTTCACGGTTTTCATGCCAATGAGCAATTAAAATACGAGCTGCTAATTTAGCAAGCTCGCTTTTTAATTCCACATTTTTACTTGTAGCATTTTTAATATATATTTCAGCTGCGATTACGAAAGATGTAATGAGATCGTCCTCCTCATCACCATCCACACGAAGATACTTTTTTGCTTCCTCTACTGTTAGTACCAAGAAGGACACCTCCTACCGGATTACGCCCCTGCTTTCGGTGTAACCACAATCTGTCCATATACAACCGCTTCTGCATCCCATAATGTCACGTCTTCACGTTCAATCGCGCGGAACTCAGAAGTGTTTGTTCTCCAGGCATTTCCGCCTTCTTTCGTCATATCAATAGATAATTGTTTTCTATCCCAAAGAATAACTGCCTCTTTTAAGTCACCAACAATGAAAGGTGCTTTTCCGTCTTTATCTGTCGCAATTGTTTTATTAGACAACACAATAACAGGCTTACCAGTGAACAGCTTACGAGTTGGGTTTGTTGGGTCTGGTTGAAGTAGTGGGCGTCCATTTTTATCTTCTAACTGATCTAAGTAATTGAATCCATCTTGGTTTGTAATAATGTTTGCTACAGCCGAGAAAGCTGGATCTAATGTGACATGTAATGCTGTTTTAATGCCTTTATAATCTTTTAAATCAACTTTTGTTAATTTGTTGATTTCTTGTAAAATTAAATAATTACGAGTTGCAATCGATTTCTTCGCAATCCACTGACGTAAATAAGCTTCTAGCGCTTGATCCGTATCATCTAATAAATCATTGGGTACTGGTAAAAAACCTGCATAATCCTCAATTGCATAAGATAAACGATCGAATTCAGGAGAAGCAATCTCTTGCATCGCATTCGGCTTACCATACTCGGATAATGGCGCAAACGGTGTAAATGCTGCACGTTTTTCTAGTGTACGAGCTCCCTTGTTTGTTGATACAGGTTGCACATTTACATATTGTTCTAAGCTATCTACTGTTTGTTTTAATTGATTAATTGTTGTCGTAATATCTTCCGGAACAATATAACCGCCATCTTTACCTGTATTCTCAGATAAGGCCGCTTTGTACTCCTGCATAACGCTTGCTTCTTCCTGGCTTACATGTTGACCACGGATAGCTTTCATAAACACTTCTTTATACGATGAATCTTCATTTTGAACGGATGATGGAGGCAATATGCCTGCTTGTGAATTTACAGGGTCAGAAACTTGAATTTGCATCATTGCTAAATAATTATCCAATTCATTTTTCGCGTTTTTCGCTTCTTCAATTTTCGCTTTTGCATCTTCATATTTACCGCTGTTATTAAACTCTTCCGCTTCCGCTTTCAAATCTGCAACTTTTTGGCGTAACTCTTGTTCACGTTTATCCATTCCGTATTTCCTCCTTGTTTTGGCACAAAAAATAGACCTATAGCTCTAACAGGTCTAGTGCGTTTTGAATTTTTAATTGTTCATTATTGTCTTTCTTTGGAATAGAAGGAGCTTTTGCTACTACTTTACTAGGTGTTTTCTGATATTTATCAAAGTAATCACTACTACAAGCTGCGACTTCTTTTGCTTCCACAACTTCAATATTGAAGTATTTTTCAGCTTCTTCACCACTTAACCAGGTCTCAGCATCTACTAATTGCTGAATTACTTCCATTTCGATGCCTTCTTTCAAGTTTTCTTTGTATACATTCATAATTCCAGCCTCAAGATTATCCAAGTCCTCTGCCATTTTACGAAGTACATTTGCATTCCCTCTACTTACAGTCCATGGTTTATGGACCATTAAAAAAGCATTAGAAGGGACAACAACACGATCACCAGCCAAGGCGATTACGGAAGCGATAGAAGCTGCAACACCATCCACATAAACAGTTTTTTGCGCTTTATTACGTTTCAACATGTTATAAATAGCTAAACCAGCGAATACAGAACCACCACCACTATTTACATAGATATTTAAATTACTTTTATCATCCAACTGCCCTAAAATATTTTTCACATCATCCGGCATCACATCGGAATCGTCCCATTTCCATCCGGTATTGTTTATGATGTCACCATAAATGAATAGATCAGCTGAAGAATCTGTTTGATTTTTAATTGTAAATACGTCTTTAATCGTCCTCATCTCCCTTCTGTAACACTCCTCCATTAGCTTTTGCCAATTGATATTCGTCTGCGATTTCAATAGATACATGGTTTAAGTCAACACGGTGTTTATCACCGTATTCCCCAATCCCGTCCATATCCTCCAGTTCCAGCACCTGATTAATTGAAAATGCACCAGCATCTAACATAATTTTGTAGAATTCTGCTCGTGATTTAGAATCAGCACGTAATAAGCTTGTTAGGTTAAACTTCAAGTAATATCGTTTTTGCTCATGAAACGAAAATGATTTATAAGAAAACTCTTCTTCATATTGAATAAGAATTGGACTCAATGTATTTTGAATAAAATCCAACGCTTGTTGCTCAATATTGGAGAAAGTAGCACGATCTAACTCATTAATCATATGCAAAGGAATATTAAAAATATTTGCAATCTCACCTTTATCAAACTTCATACCTTCGATAAATTGAGCATCTTTCAAAGGCATTCCAACCTTTTCAAACTCTAGTCCAGCATCTAAAATAGCTATTCTTTGCGCATTATTTAACCCTGTATTTGCTTCTTCCCAGGCATCACGAAGTTTATTTTTAGCCTCTTTATTTAAAGGTTGTTCTGTTTTTAATATCCCGCTATGCGCTGCACCGTTTGTAAAAAATTTACCTTTAAACTTTTGGGCCGCCTGTGAGCTACCTATAGACTCTCTTGCAATTTGAATAGGAGGTTTCCCCCTTAAACCATCAGTAGATAGTGTAGTAA